AATCGACCACCAAGCTTTCAATCAAAGATGATTAGAGTTCCCGTTGAGGATGTTTGAATGAGTCAACGCTGGTTTCATGGCGTAATTAATTCATTCATAAGCGATTAGTTATCTAACACGGATAACGTATTCATTGTGAATTAGGCTATTAAGTTTTTACTTGATAGCCTTTTTATATTATGTTATATATACAACATATCTTTTTAAAACCTATGCCAAGACCAAAGCAAGAATATGTACGTTACATGTGTCAATTTCGTCCAGAGCAATATTCAAAATTAAAAAAAGCAAGTGAGGATGGGATACCTATGGCATATCACATCAGACTTGCTGTTGATAATTATTTTCAGGAACTTGGTTAATTTAATTTCTTTTTAAATTCATATTTTTTTAAAATATATTTTTGATAATCTTTTTTAAATTGAACTATTCCTTTGCCTTCAAAAGTTGAGTAACAAGATAATCTTTTTGTTAGACCTTTACCTTTTTTAAGACCTTCAATGATATCTCTATGTGGAAAAAATACAGGGTTAATATTATTTTTTACTAAAAATTCTTCTACTTCTTTAAATAAATTTGTTTTATCATTTATTTCTGTTATCAATCTTTCTATTATTGGTTCACTAGGGCAATAAAGAGAAATTATCTCTGCAATTTCTAACCACTCATTTTTGCTGAAAGATTCTATTCTCATCTTGATAATTCCTCAAATCTTTTTTCTGCCTCTTCTGCTATCTCAGGTAAGTATCCAAGTTTAGAATCCTGTTCTATCTCCATTAATTTATCCTGAGTGAGATTATTAGCAACCATATAATCAATCCATGCTTCATCATACAGTTGTTCTTTTAATGAATCGTTATTTATATCACTCATGATCCTTTTATCTCCTCATCTGTAGGTTCAAAATTTACTATTTGTTCTAGCAAATCGTAGACTTCTTCTAAGTCAGTTAAACTTCTTGTTGGTAATTCTCTATCTGGATACCAAGTTGTTGTTTCTTTTTCAATTAAATCTTCTATCGTTTCAGTGATAGCCTTTAATTGTTCAATAATTGTTTTACTCATAATCTTCATAATCCTCATTAGTGTTTTCTTTCTTTATTTCGGGATATATACCAGCATTTTTTAGATCATTAATCGCATTTTCTTCATGCATATGATCTATAGCTGGTTGATGATCTCTTAAAAATGAATCAGTCATTTTTTATGTCCTCTATTTTTCATAATTAATTTTCGTTTACGAATTCGGTTTTAAATTTGGTAAGCTTTCAGTTGTTTCAATAAATCATTTCTTAAATTTCGTTTTACATTAGGATCTGTCTCAG